AAATATTTTAGCATTTTATGATCAATATTCAGAACGTTTAATGTTAATGCCTGCTGCGCATAAAAAAGAATACCATAACGCTTTCCCCGGAGGATATGTAGAACATGTTTTACGCGTTATTCGATGCGCTATTAAGCAAGCTATATTATGGGAAGAAGAAGGATGTGACATGTCTACATTTACAACTGAAGAGCTTGTATTTTCAGCACTAAATCATGATTTAGGTAAAATGGGAAGTGAAGATGAAGATTCTTATATACCCCAGACAGATAATTGGAGACGTGAAAAATTAGGAGAGGATTATATGTTTAATACTAAAGTTCCATTTGCTTCAGTTCCAGATAGAGGTTTATTTTTGCTTCAATCACATGGTATATCTTATACCTTTAATGAAATGATTGCTATCCAAACACATGATGGTTTATATGATAAAGCAAATGAAAAATATTTGATGTCTTATATGCCAGAACAAAAACCAAGAACTTCATTACCTTTTATCTTACATCAAGCAGATTTAATGGCAGCGCGTATTGAATTTGAACGTGAATGGTTGCCTAGATTAAAAGAAAATAAAAAACCCGTGGATGCCGGAAAAGGGAATTATACATTGGGGAATAAACCAAACATGTCTAAAAAATTATCAACCAAAACCAAAGCTTTAGGTTCATTTAAAAGTGAAGGTTTAAAAAATATATTTAACAGCTTATGATAGTTATATTATGCATTTTAGCAACATTAGTAGTAATTCTAGGATTTACTACTTTTAATTTACTTAAAAAAAATGAAAAGCAAGAAGACATACTTGCGGGTTATCTAACGTATTTAGATAATTTATCTCGAACCATAGAAATCTCTGGCAAGAAATTAAAAGAGTTAGACCGTGGTGGAGTTTTTGAAAAAGACGATGAAGTTGGGGTTATATTTCAATCAATACTTAAAGTACAGGAAATCCTCAATGAATTTAATCTCAGAAAAACAAACTAAAGTGTCTCCAAAAAAGAAAGTAAGCAAAAATTACTTTACCCAAGAGACAGAAGACGCTATTGTATTATACAATAATACCCCTGATCCAGTAATCCGGAGTAGCATATATGAAGAAAAAATTCACTATGCGTTTTTTAAACTTACTCAAAATATTATTCATACATTTAAATTCTACCATACTGAGGTAGATAATCTAGAACATTTACAACATGAAATCATTGTATTCTTACTTTCAAAAATTCATTTGTTTGATCCAAGAAAAGGGGCTAAAGCATATTCTTACTTTGGCACTATTGTTAAACGTTGGTGTATTTTGTACAACGATAAAAACTACAAAAGCAAAGTTAAAAAAGTTTCTACGGATGAATTAGAAAAAGATGATACTCATTCATATACATTAGATCAATCATCTTCAAATGATCGTTTATCTAATTTTATGGATGAATACGTTGAATTCGTTAGTTTAAACATATATAAAATTTTTCCTAAACCTTATGATACTAAGATTGCAGATGCAATTTTAGAGCTGTTTCGTAAACGAGAGGGAATTGACATCTTTAATAAAAAAGCACTTTACATCTACATACATGAGATGGTCCCAGATGCTAAAACTCCAAAAATTACTAAAATAGCAACATCTTTATACGGAATATTTAAGAAAAATTATTTGTTTTATTTAGAACAAGGATATACAGATTTTAAACTTTAGTATTTTTCTATATTTATACCCAAAAATATTCATATGAATAATTTAGAATCTAACATTTGGGGTAAGAAAAAATTTTCTGATCTCTTAAAAGAAATTTACGATAACCAAAAGAAAAAAGAAGCTCAAATTTCTGCACTTATTGGTGAATTAAAACCATTAATTAATGATATTGGTGATGCTACCTTAATTGTTCCATTAATTAAAGAATATATGGAATTAGGCATTAAAAATGATGAGCAACTAATTAAAATGGTTAATATAGCTCAACGTGCTTTATCTTCTGGAAAATCAGAAGAGGAATCTTTTGGTATGACTGATGATGAAAAAGCACAATTATTATCTGAAGTTAAAAAATTTAATCCTAAAGACTAATGGGAATGAAATTTGGTTTAGTAGGTTCAACTAGCGGAGCTGGTTCTTCTAGACAAAATAATAATCTTGAAAATAAAATTTCAAATGCTCAAGGAAAAGTAGTTGCTGCTAGAGTAATAGATATTGTTTTAAATGAAAAGCACCAATATTATGACCTTGTAGGTCAATGGAATGGGATAGGAGCTATATTTTACGAAATTGTAAATAAATCTGGCACTAAATCTTACCCAAATTTTGCATTACCTTATGATGCTCAATTAAAAACTTATCCATTAATAAATGAAATAGTTTTATTGATTTCTTTACCAAACCAATCTATGGGATTTGTATCATCAAATGAATCATATTTTTATATGAGTCCATTAGGTATTTGGAATCACCCCCACCACAATGCATACCCAAATTTATTAGATGGATTAAATGATGAAGAACAAACAAGAGACTACCCATCATCTACATCAGGAAGTGTTAGAAGAGTTACAGATAGTGGTACAGATATAGAATTAAATGGCTCTAATCCTACATCAAATACTTTTAGAGAAAAAATAAATATACATCCATTGTTACCTTTTATGGGAGATTCTTTATTAGAAGGAAGGTATGGTCAAAGTTTACGCTTTGGGAGTACCGCTAGATCTAATTTTAATTTTCCTACTGAAATTCAAAATAATTGGTCTGATTCTGGTAAAAATGGGGATCCTATTACTATTCTAAAAAATGGACAACCAACAAAAACAAGTGACGAAGGTTGGGTTCCTATAACAGAAAATATTAGATATGATCAATCATCTATTTATTTAACCTCTACTCAAAAACTTAAAGATTTTTTTGTTGCCAGTGAACTTTATCAATCATATGATCCAATTCAAACACCAATTCCCCCAAGTCAATTTACAAAACCCCAAGTAGCAATTAACTCAAATAGAGTAGTAATAAATGCTTCATCCGATAGTATATTATTAAGTGCTGAAAAATCTATAGGTTTATCAACTAATGGAAGTGTTAATATTGATGCTAAATCTCATTATGTTAGTTCAAATGATATTAGACTAGGTTCAATTAAAGCAACTCAACCCGTTTTATTAGGTAATGAAACTATTGATATTATGTTAGAATTAGCATATGCTATTAGAAGTTTAGCAAATATGTTAGAAGTTCAAAGAGATTACCCTGAAGGAGTATTAAAAACATCTTTTAACTCTATAGCAGGAAGTGTAATGACCTGTTTAGATGGATCTGATGGAATAATAAATAGATTACTTAATGGTAGTCTTAAATCACAAACTACAAAAGTACAATAATGGCTTCATTTATATCATCCTCCGTACAAGGAGAATCAATAAATAATAATGATATTGGATTAGATAGTGGTAGTTTTAATGAAACAACTCCTACATATAAAATAAAATTTAATTTACCTCTTAAAGAAATTTTAAGAATAGCAGGAATAACTCTTCCTCCTACAGGATCAATGCCAAAAACCGGATCTATAGAATTTGGAGAAGTAAAAGGAAAAGTTGTTAATGCACTTAATAATGAACCTATAAAAGGAGTAAAAGTTTCTAATTCATTTTTAAAAACAGATACAACAAATGAAAAAGGAGAATTTACTATAGAACATCCCGATCTATTAGATACTTTGTTACCCCCAAGTAAATTCCCTATATATTTTAAAAAGTTTTTAGAAAAACCAAGATTTAAAGATTATAAACTTTTACCATATTCTTCCACTGGTGATATTCAATTAAATGTAGGAATAATTGCAATGAATCCAAAAGAATCTAATTTAAAAAAAGAAATTATAGAATTTTTTAGGTTCCCTAAAGTAGAAGAAGATAAATATAAAACAATAAATGTTTCTTTTGAATATGACCTTCAAAAAAATCTTAATGATCTTATAGATGAGATAAAAAAACTAATCATCCCATTAATCTTAGGCATGATAGAGGCATATGCAGTCTCAGAATCAAAAGAACTACTAGAAAAATTTAAAAAAAATCCTCAAGAAGCCCTAAATTCAATTAGAGACCAACTACAATGCCCAACACCCGAAGAACGTAAAAAAATAATTGATCAAAAGAATAAACTTTTAAAAGCTTTAACTAATATTCAAAATGCTCTTACTGCAGCTTTACAAACTTTAGTCCCTGTAAAAGGTATTATAGATGCTACAGATATTGCCTTTAAAATTATTAAACTTCTTCCTTTACCAACAGCAGTCCCCCCAGGAATAGGACTTCCTGCTTCTGTATTAAATGGATTTGCAGATTTAATGGATTTTTTAAAAAAATTAATAGCATATTCTAAACACATTGTAAATACAACTTTAGGTATTTTAATTTTATTAGAGGGTTTTTTAGCAATTGTTATAGGTTTATTACAATTATTAGACTATTTAATGCAAATTTGTGCCGCTAATGAAATAGAAGATGAAATTAATGGGGATGCTCCTTCATCATTAATAAATCAAGAAATTAATAATATAGAAAATATTTTAAATAATAATGGTGTTGATACTGGAGGAGTTGGTACTGGAGGAGGTGGTTATAATGGTGGAAATAATGTAGCTCTGATTCAAAGTATTAACAATATTCAAGGTATAATTAATACTATACAAAACCCAAACCCATTAATAGCATTAAATCAAAATTTAGCTCTTAATACTCTTAATATTTTAACAAATCAAATTAATTCAAATCAATCTTTAACAGATATTTCTTCAACTTTAAATACTCTCCAATCCCAAACAAATCTTATTAGTATATCAAGTACTCCTATTCTTATTTCTCAAACAAACCAAGTAAACCAATTTGCTATAGCTAATCAATTAACTGATTTAACTAATCAAAATCCAAATCCAATATCTAGTATAAATGGCTTTACAATGGCTGTAGAACCTGAAAATACACCTAGTCCTATAAAGCGTAGAAGAGCTATAGCTAAAAATAAACAAGGTATAATAATGTTAACAGGAGAATGGTCATACAGCTCAATTGATCAAATATTAATAGATGAACTTGTATTTTATATTCAACAAAAAGATTTAAAAGCAGATTAACCCTATATTTATAAACATATGAAAAGTACAGATTTTAAAAAATTAATTAAAGAAGCCGTAAGGGAAGCAATTCAAGAAGAATTAAAGGATATTCTATTGGAAGCCGTAAAATCCCCCAAACAAATAGTAAGAGAATCTTACACTCCTACTTCTACCCCTAATCCATCTTATACACCACCTCCAATAGACTTTAGATCTAAATATGCTGAAGTATTAGGGGAAACAGCTTTAAGTTTTACCTCCCAAAACGCTCAATCTTTTACCCCACAAATGGGTGATCCTGTAAACGGAAGTTTAGGAGCTGGAGAATTAGGTATGGATCAAATAATGGGTCTTTTAAATAGTAAATAATGGCATTTAATCCACAATTAATAAATCCGATTGATTTAAATCCAAATCTTGCAGTTGGAGTAAATTTACCATTTAGTGGACCTTCTGTTTTTACCCCAAATTATTTAACTTCTCAAGCTATAAAAAATAATTTAATTAACTATTTTTTAACTAATCCCGGAGAAATACCATTAAATCCAACTTTTGGAGGTGGTTTAAGAGCTTTTATATTCCAACAAATTAATGAAAATTCAATAGATGGATTAAAAGAAAATGTAAGTTTAAAATTAGAAACATATTTTCCAAATGTTATAATTAACTCATTAGATGTACTTAAAAAAGATGATGAAAATGCTGTAGTAGTTCAATTGAAATATTCTATTGCTAATTCTAATATTAATGATAACTTAACTTTTCAATTTTAAAAAATGGCTAAAACTAATAGAGATATAAAATATATTAATCGGGATTTTGAATCTTTTAGATCAAGATTAATAGAATTTTCTCAAACATACTTCCCATCAACATATAACGATTTTTCATCCACATCACCAGGTATGATGTTTATGGAACAATCTTCTTATGTGGGAGATGTTTTAAGTTTTTATTTAGATAATCAATTTCAAGAAACATTTATTCAATATGCCCAACAAACAAATAATGTATTTGAATTAGCATATATGTTTGGTTATAGGCCAAAAACAACAGGAGTTGCTCAAACAAGTGTTGATTTTTATCAACAATTACCTTCAATTAATGATGGAAATGGAAATTATGTTCCTGACTATAGCTATGCTATTACAATTAATGAAAATACTACTATTACTTCCCAAAACGGAGCTTCATTTATAATACAAGATAAAATTGATTTTTCAGTTTCAAGTTCATTAGATCCAACAGAAGTTTCTGTATATCAAATATCTGGAAATATACCACAATATTTTCTTTTAAAAAAGAATAGAAATGCTATTTCATCTACTATTAACACAACTAGTTTTAGTTTTGGATCACCTCAACAATTTACAACAATAAACATACAAGCTAATAATATTATAAAAATATTAGATATTACTGATTCTGATGGTAACATATGGTATGAAGTAGATCATTTAGGGCAAGAAATGGTATTTGATTCAATAAAAAATACTAACATTAATGATCCTAATAAAATAGATAATACTCCATTTTTATTAAAATTAAAAAAAGTTGCAAGAAGATTTGCTACTAGATTTACATCTTTATCAAATTTACAAATCCAATTTGGAGCAGGTTCACCAAGTGATACAACTGAAGAAATTACTCCAAATCCTAATAATGTAGGTATTGGATTACCTTTTAAAAAAGATAAATTAACTACAGCATTTTCTCCACTTAACTTTTTATATACCGGAACATATGGAATTTCACCTGCTAACACAACCTTAACAATTAGATATCTAACAGGTGGTGGAGTAAATTCAAATATTACCGCAAATTCTCTAACCAATTTAAATACAGGTAATACTAGATTTAATAATTTTAATTTAAATTCTACAACCTCAAACTATATCTTTGCATCACTTTCGGCAACTAATCCAATAGCTGCAACTGGTGGAAGAGGAGGAGACACATTAGAGGAAATCCGTCAAAATACACTAGCACTAGTTGCATCTCAAAAACGCTCAGTTACCGCGGATGATTATTTAGTTAGAGCTTTAAGTATGCCCTCTGAATATGGAGCGGTTTCAAAAGCATATATTGAACAACCTAAATTAACAGATAATCAAGTATCAACAATTGAAACTTTAAGTTTATATGTTTTATCTTTAAATTCTTCTGGACAATTAGATTATGCTAATACAACTTTAAAAAATAATCTAAGAACCTATTTATCTCAATACAGAATGATTGGGGATAATATAGAAATTAGAGATGCATATATTATCAATATTGGAGTAAATTTTGAAATTATAGTATTACCTGAATATAATAATAATGAAGTTTTATTGTCTTGTATATCATCAATCCAAGCATATTTTTTACTTGATAAATGGCAATTAAATCAACCAATTATAATACGAGATTTATATATTTTACTTGATAAAATTAAAGGTGTCCAAACAGTAAAAAATATATCTATTGTAAATAAAGCAGGAACTTCAACAGGATATTCACAATATGCTTATGATATAGAGGGAGCTACTCAAAACCAAGTAATTTATCCTTCATTAGACCCTAGTATATTTGAATTAAAATACCCTAACCAAGATATAAAAGGTAAAGTAGTTCCTTTATAATGCTATATTTATAATAAAATATATTAATGGCTATATATAAAATATTCCCTACCCAAGACGCTACATTATATTCCGCATACCCTACAATGAATACAGGGTTAGATGCTATTCTAGAAGTTTCTAATAAATTAGATATTAGCGGAACCCCAGATATAGCTAGATATTTAATAAAATTTGATACAACTGAAATTATAGATATTATTAGTAATAAAATATCTGGAAGTACATATGATATATATTTTAAAAATTTTATAGCAGAAGCCCAAGGAATTAATTCAGATACTTCTTTAGAAATATTACCTGTTGCTCAAAATTGGAATAATGGAACAGGATATACTTTGGATTCCCCCATTGTTGAAGATGGTTCATCCTGGGCCTACTCTAATTATAGCGGCTCTGGAACTTGGTCTATGTCCGGCTCTATAGGTTTGTATGGTTACACAGGTTCATATAATCCAACGTATTCTCCTCAAGGAGGAGGTAACTTTTTTACAGGATCTATTTATAGAGTAACTCAATCTTTTGAATTACGTAGTGAAAAAGATATTGAAGTAAATGTTAAAACAACAGTAAATGCTTGGTCTAGTTCAATACTTCCAAATTATGGATTTATAGTAAAATTAACAGGATCACAAGAATTTAATCCAAGTGAATACATTCAACCTCAATTTAAATATTATAGTGTTGACACAAACACAATTTACCCTCCATGTTTAGAATTTAGATGGAGAGATTACCAATCTGTGTTAACAGGATCACTAACCGGAAGTATAGTAACTACCTCAGACATTAAAATGTCTTTATCTCAAAATTCTGGTGTATTTTATCCAACAAGTATAAATAAATTTAATGTAAATGTAAGTCCTTTATACCCAAATCGTGTATATCAAACGTCTTCATTATTTACTAATTTAAATTATTTACCTACTTCTTCATACTATGCCATAAAAGACTTGGCTACTAATGAGTTTGTTGTTAACTTCGATAATCAATACACCCAAATTAGTTCTGATTCAACAGGAAACTATTTTAGTGTTTACATGAGTGGTCTTGAACCAGAAAGATACTATAAAATCTTAATCAAAACCATAATTAATAATTCAACATTAATATTTGATGATAATTATTATTTTAAAGTTATAAACGGATGAGTGAAAATATAAAATTTAGTAAGCAAGTATATAATAAAGGTCAATATCTTAAAGTAATAGATACTTCTTTTAAACAATTAGTCCAACCAATAGCTGACCAAATTAAAGCCCAACCTTCAGTTAATGATTTTTTTATTCTTTATGATACAGTTTTTTATCTAATCCCAGAATTAGGAGAAACAAATTCTCACGAATATTTAATTAAAAAAAGTAGTGAATATGTAGATTTTGAAAAAGATCAAACATTAATAAATGAATTACAAAAAGAAATTGCTCAACTAAGAACAGATTTACTTGATACTCAAAAATTAAATGTAGATTTACAAGTTGAAATTGCTACTGTTAAATCTAAAATTGCTTAATAATGGCCACAGAAATTACGCAAATAGATATTCAAGATTTTACTTCTCAAACATATAAGGGGAGTGATACATCTTTACTTTCCCAATTTGAAATTGATACATCTTTAACATCAAATGGTTATATTGAATATTTCATATACGATAATAATAAAAATTTACTCTCAACAGATTACTCATTCTCAGAATATACAATATTAAATGATGGTCAATCTTCAGGAACTAACAATTCTTTATCTCAAATAGAAATAGATCCTGAAAAAGCACTTATAAATAATGGTTTTGATCAGGGTGAATATATTACTTATTTTAATATTTTTAATAAAAGAATTGGTTCTGAATTACAACAACTTTATATTACTGAAATATCATCTGATAGAACTGAAATTAGATTAGATAGTACTTCTTTAACTGAAATTGATATAGTTGAACAAACTAATAATTTTGTACGAGAACGAGAGAATAGTGCCTATTTTTTAGATTTTTATTTAAATTTTGGAGATAATAATTTATTTATATCTAATAACATTTCCTTAGATAATTTAGATGTTAAAAATCCAACCGTATTAATTAAATTATATGAACCACTTCCTGATGAATTTGATTTAAATTCTACACTATGGGTTGTAACGGTTTTAGAAGAACCGGTAGCTTATAAAGTTACCTTTGAAGATACCCCTATAATATTTACAGATACTGTTAGTATTGGTGGACCTAATTTTAATTTAGATTTAAAAGATCAAGTTAATAATTCATCATTAGAATTATCATATGCTGATTTAGTATTAACATCTTTAACTAGTTCTGCGAATCAACTAAATAGTTTACTTGAGGAAAAAGAAATTGATATAAATGTTGATTACACAGACTTCTCTAATTTTATCCACTTTAGCTCAGTCCAATCAAGAATTGAAAATTTTTACTATAAAGTTGGTTTAATTGAACAATATTCCTCATCTATTTCTTTAATTGATTCTCAAATAATAGGATCAACATCTTCCTCCCTAGTAGTAAGTAGTAGTAAAGCTACATATGAATCTAAAATAGATAACATTATAACTAATTTTGATGGTTATGATTATTATTTATATTATTCTAGTGAATCTTTAGCTTACCCAAAAACTAAC